CATTAGTTTATTGTAGATTCGTGAATTTACTTTGAACAGTTTTGGACGATTAAGTTCGGTCCAGTTGGTGTCTCACGTGACACCGTGGGGTTTCTATATTACCCCAACCACCCCCAGTTTTTCAATAACTACTTTGTAAATCGTACCAGCTATATGCTTTAAAATTCGATACGTTTTAGTTTGTTATTGTTAAATTATATCCCCGATTAAGGGCCACTAGATGTTTAGATCTAGACTCACAATTCTGATTTTGCACCCTGGAAAGTGCATTATTCAATGTTTTGTGAGGATAGCGGAGTACATTGCCGCTGTAAAATAAATAGTCTGTTTCCATTACATTCACACCGACTGACTCTCTGTGTGTCTTATTATTTTGTCGCCAGTCGTTTACCAAGTAAAGAAGAGTTTTTTGTACAAATTGAACCTTTTATGCATGACCATGTTGATAGTAAGAAATCTAATTTCTTTTCTCAACATATAGACCGGAGATCTGTTCTTTTTGAAACCTTTAGAGCTCGTTTCGATGCTCTAGAAAAAGTTTATCGTGATAACATTAATTATCTCAAGAAACCCAGTTTTAAAAAGAATAAGATTGATTTGTCATTATCCAAACCCAAGCAGGGAATAGACGATGACGAAGAAGTTGTGCCTCCTGTGCCTCTATTGCCTACTTTCAAAGGACCCCGTGGAAAGGGGTCTAAAAAAGATTTCGATTTTTTGAATCGTAAATATAAGAAAGACGTGGCTAATTTAACTGCAGAGTTGAAGAGAGCTGAGGCACAATTGAAATCAAAAAACGTACTCAATTTACCCGAGACGAAGGAAGAAGTTTTTCTCTATGATATCGATCATAAGGATTTGCTTAAGATTCTCAAGGATGAAAATCCAGTAGAGAAGTTCCTTTCTTTTAATAAAAAGAGTCGTTTTGTTGATGATGAAGATGAAGCTGTCTCTTTCTTGTCAAATCCCTTAAAAGTTAAAAAGTATTTGGGATTTGTTAAGAATAAGAAGAACAATCGTATGACACATTATCTTAATATCAAGGAACAGAAATTAGTTGAATCTGATGTGGATACAATTAATTTTGATAACACTTATATCGATACCACTGATTTAGTGGGTAAAGAGTTAAGGTTAGCAGAAAAGCAGAATGCTAAGTTTGATTTTGTTGAGACAGTTTCAAATAAAAAGAAATTTCGTCGTGCAGTTTTTAGACCTGTCACATTAGTGGGTGAAGCGTCAGCTAAGATTAATTTATCTCGGTGGCGTCAGCATACTAAGGAACAAGTCGCCCGCAAATTAGCCATAAGAGCTAAAGAGCGTAAGACTGCTGCTAGACATATATTTCGTGAGTTTACTCACGAATTGTTTGAGACGCATTCTCCGGCTGCTGCAAAGCGTGTTGTTGATGATGTTATGATTTCATATGTTAATGTAGAAGATTTGCCTTTAGAGATACCTGAATTAAAAAGACAAAACGCAGAAATAGTCGAAGAACCCATTGTAAGGGAGAAAATTGTTCTGCCTGATGTCATTAAGGAATTGAGTACTATGAATCGGTTTCAGAAAAGGCGAGCTGAAGAGTCTGCTAAGCAGAAAAAGAAGCCCATGCCTACTCCTGATGAGATTTATAAGAAGAACGAGAAGTTTAATTATACCCACAATTCTAAGGAAAACAAGCCCGCAAAGATACCTTTTACTAATAGTAAGGGGCATACTTTCATGGTTTCAGCAGAGAAATATGAGCGTATGTTAGAAACTTCTCGGAAACGTAATTTGAAGAAGGCAACTAAAATGTTGGAGAATGTCCAGCAAATAGAAATTAAGTCCGAAGCTTTAGATGAAAATGATAGTGATTGTGATTCCGAAGGATATTTTATTGATTACAGTGATGAAGGAAACGAAGAGATTTACTCTAATCCTTGGACTGCTGGTAAGAGATGGAATATGCAGCATCTTAGAGATTTACAGTTTGAAACCAAATTTGACAAGGAAGTTAAATCTGAAGGTTTGATGGAATTTGCGACTTTACTGGCTTATGAAACCCTTAGCGGTGGTGAAACCATCTTTTCAAAAATTTTGGAGATGTTCATTTCACCTTTGGAGTTGTTGCGTAAAAGTTATGGAGAAGAGATTGCTGGTGCTGTTACCAATGCTATAGCTGTTACGTGTTTGGCTTTTCAAGTCTCACGCGCGAGAGCTAGTATAGACGTTATGGCTGCCGTCACTCAGTATTTGACGGCTTATGGCATTTCTCCTGCGATGCATGGAATTGCGACCATTGTTGAAACGATATCCAGCTTGGTGTCTAGATCAATGATCGTATCAGAGGCTGATGAAGAAATCCCTTTGGAATCTAGAGCACCATCTATGGTTGCTGATGCAATTGACGGTGTTAGAGCTTTTGGGACTAGAGTTTTCACTTCTGATTTCGCTCAGAGTATTAAAATGCTGGCGTTAACGGTTATTGCCGGAAAATGGTTCCCTAAGGATATTGCTAAGTATATGAAGGTCATAGTTGGAGTACCAACTAAAATGACACTTGTTGAAATGGCAGGTTCCATCATGGAATCCATATCTATGTTAATAAGAATTTTTGAAGCGTGGCTCAAGGGAGTACCTATTAATAACTTGTTATTTTCTGGTGATCCCGTGGCTATGTTTCTGAATCAATCCGAGAAGATACTGTATTTTAAAGACAAATTGTACACCGGTTTACCTACACCGGGGGCGATGTGTCAGAAATCTTTTAGATCTTCAGTTGGAAAACTAATAGAATCTGGTAATGCCCTATATAAATCAACTAATAGTTTTGATCCTCGGCGCACACAAATTAAGTACGTTTTGGTGTCACTTAGTACAGCTGCTTATGCGGTTGATGAGTACATGAAAACCCATAACCGTACGCCTCCTTTGGCGATCGTTATTCATGGTCCTCCATCTATTGGTAAGAGTAATCTTATAAGGTGGGTTTGTGAAATTTGGTCTCGTATTAAAGGTAGAAAGTTCGAGGAGTCACACATCTATAATAGAAGTAAAACTTCAGAATATTGGGAGGGGTATAATCCTATAAGTCATCCAATAATACATTGTTCAGAAATGGGCAATATGTCGGAGGCAATGGCTCGTATGCAATTAGATGAAACTCTTATTGAGTTGAATTCACTTATTGATGGATTACCGTTTAATTGTGATATGGCCTTTGAAGGAAAAGGAAAAGTTTATGCTTGTCCCGAATTGGTAATTATTGATACCAACAACATTGATTTGCACATCAAAGAGCAAATGTACTGTCCATCTGCTATGTTTAGAAGATTTATGTTTCTGGATGTGTCAGTTATGTCTGAGTTTAGAGAGGAAAATTGTACCTCTTTAGATAAATTTGCCTCATTGAATGCCGATGGAAATTTGTTGGATAGATATTATTTTGATTGTTTTACATATGGGGCAAATGGCCCCGTTGCTGTGAGGAAAGATAAATTTCACCATGCTAAAATTCAGGAAGCGTCTGTAAGACTAGGAGACATTTTTTCGAAATTCCTGCGTGTTAATGATGAAATCGCTTCAAGACTTTCGTTTGACTTTATCTCGGAGTTGATTCCGTTAGGAAATGAACAAAAAAATGAAGAGAAAGACATCGATGCGATTGAGATTGTTGGTGTTGAAGAGAAGGAAGACATAGATGAAGATTATTGTTTGGATTTGTTGTTCGTCCCTGCGCCTTTGCCATCGATGAAAGAACGTGCTCTCGGTTTCTTGAGGCGCACTGGTAAATATATTGCGAAACACGTTGTTTTCAACAATGAGGACATGGAATTGATACCGGTTCTGCCTGAAGTTGTGATTTCTGAAGGATTTTTGGAAGATATACCCGAGTTACAGTGTGTTCCCTTCTTAAATAAAGTTCCGGATATGGTTCAAACCATTACTGCCTGGACTTTTTTGACCGCATTATTGGCTTATCGAAATAGTGATTCTGCCCGCATTGCTATTACTGTTGCGTTGATTACCATATTGTACTGGGCATCGCGTATTATACCGTTGTGGTTCTTTCTTTTGGCATATTGTATATGGTCTGTGACTCCTCAGGGGAAAAAAGACGGAATTTTGATGAGATTCGTAAAAGAACGTATCTATAAATTTACAATGCGAAGAGCCGTTAAGGCTAGAGGTGAACTGTGGCATAAACTCAAATGGCACGTACGAATGGTTGTACCATTTGGTGAAGCTCCGAAACCAGCGGAATATAGGAACCCTTATGATTGGAAAGATGCGGCTCGGTTGACAGCTGCAATTTCCATATCTGTGTTGGCCCTAAAGAAGTTTTTCCAGAAAAAAGAGAAGAAATATAACTCACAGGGTAATATATCTAGTTTTCAGCAGTCCTCCAAGGCCAATGATGATTTGATTGCTATTGAGAAACTGACTGTTGTTCAGAGAGATGAGGTGTTCGTTAGAACGTCGAAACCTGAAACTCCTCAGTGGAACGTTGTTGAGAAGATGACACGTCAGTCTACGTACAATGGCACGCCCGAGTCGCTTTTTAAAGTTATTGGAAAGAATTTCCGTTTTGTACGGGCTATTGGGCCTACGGTTTTGCGCCAACACCTTTTGGGCGTTAGAGGCACCTTCGCTTTGATAAATGAACATATTTTTATGGGTGAAGATCACGTTAAATTAGAAGTGTACCAACAGCTAGAGTACCGAGAAGGTGCTCAGTTTACGACCGTGCTATTGAGTAGAAAGGATTGTATTCGTGTTAGTAACGATATTGTTGCTTTTGATACAGTTGTTCTTCACTTTAAAGATATCACTAAGCATTTTTGCGAGGGAATTGTTAAAACTTGTGTTGGCTATATTAATGGTGCTAAGGTTAGACCCGTGCATGGTAATACTCCAATGCTGGTTTCAGATCAATTTGGTGATTTCCATATTGATGATTATTATCAATATAACACGGAACATGGACCTGGTATGTGTGGCCATCCTCTTATTGGAATGGTTGATAGACATGGGTGTGCTATCTTAGGCATGCACTGTTCAGGTGCAGCTGAATATACTGATTGCTTTGCGAGCTCTATCTGCAGAGAGAAATTGGTACAAAGCTTAGATCTTCTGTACACACCGTATTTGAAAGTGAATTCTGAGGCGGCATTTGGCGTGTTAGACACGACCCTGCCTCATACTAAATCACCCTTTAGACACGTTTATACCGGCCATATTAATTATAGAGGCAGAGATCCTGATACCATGGTGTTTATGCACTGGTCTCGTTTGGAGTTGTCTCCATATCACATGGACTTGAATAATATTTTTTCTGAAGGTCTGAAATTTTTACCAACAGTTAATTTTTCTAAACCCATGATGATGCCTATGACCGTTAATGATGAGTATATTAGCCCGTTTAACATTGGTCTCGATAAAATCAATGGTGCATCACCCCCATTCAGTTCTACTATTGCCCAGCGTGTTATTGATGTTTTGACACATCACATCATTACTGGATTATCTGCGGAAGGATTAAAACACCTTTCGCCGCTGGGCGTTTTGGAAGCAATAAATGGAGTTGAAGGAGATCCCTTCACGAGACGAATTAACGCGTCTACATCAGGAGCTTATGGCTATCCTGGTAAGAAGGCAAAGTATATTCCATTGAATGAGGGTACTGAAATTAGGGAACCCACTTGTGAGTTGAAACATAGACTGTCTCAAACTCTGAGTGCTTATCTTGCTGAAGACACGGTGATGCCTATTTTTACAGTCCAGTTAAAAGATGAGCCACGAGAGAAGAGCAAATGTGAGAAAGGTAAGACTAGACTTTTTTATATGAGCCCTTTAGATTTTCTTATTGTTTCTAGACAATTTTTGTCTCCTTTTTACACACTCATGGTTGAGTTTCCTCATGTATTCGGTACCGCTGTTGGTATAAATATGCATGTTGGATCAGATGCGATGGCTAAGAGATTGCAAAGCTTTGCGGATAAGTTTTTGGAGGGAGATTATGCCGGATTCGATCTGCGCTGTCCCGCTTTCATCACACGTATCGTAAATACTGTTGTGTACAATGTTGTGAAACATTTTGGGTATACTGAAACATCCTTGAAAATTGTTCAGGGTATTTTTACTGATACGACTTTTGTTAATGTGATGATGAACGGTGATGTATTTTCGAAACCGGGCATGCAACCTTCCGGCAAGTATGCCACCGCCGAAGATAACAGTCTTCGAGGCTTGGCTATGCTCATGTGTGCTTGGTATTCCAATCCCAATTTATGTGGGAAGGACTTTTTCGAATATTGTCTGCCATATCTATATGGAGATGATGTTCTTGTCGGTTTGAAAGATGAGATTGTTGATGATTTCAACAATATAACTTATGCAAACTTTGTAGAAGAAAGTCTTGGTATGGAATTCACTAATTCACAAAAGAGCGGAGATCTAGAAAAGTTTTTAACTTTTGACAAAACTTCATTTTTGAAACGGAACATGTGTTGGAGTGATATTTGGAAGAGGTTTATTGCCCCATTAGATTTGAATTCGGTTTACAAATCTTTGCAATGGGTGATGCCTTCCAACTTTATACCCTTGGATGAACAATGTAAGGCTACTATGACGTCTGCGTTATGGGAGCTTTTCTTTCATTGCGAATCCGAGTTTGTTTTCAATCACTTCAAGCGAAACTTTGAGCATTTACTGTTTGCTCATTTTTCTATGGATCCGTTAGAGGCGAATCTTCCGGGTTATTGGAAGATAGCCTCATCCCTAGGATTTACAGGAGATCCCGTAATGGTTAACTCTTTTCCACCTGATGGCTTATTTGGTGAAAGCCACCAGGATGGTGTTAACTATGTAGTGGGACAGGAATTGTGAAAAGCCTGACATATCTTGTAAATATTGTACATATTGTAAATAAATTGTAAAAAGTTTTCCATTTCACCTTGCGGTGTGTTAAGCCGAACCCTTTTCACACTTTAACAACGTTCGCCGATCAATATCAAATTTTTGTAGCTATGCGTGATAGATACCAAAGAGAGTTAGATGAAGTCCAAGCGGCTCTTCAGGATGAGAAATATGACAATTCGTTAACTCTTGAGATTTTGAAGACCAACACTCAAGCCATTCAACATGGCATCACAGTACCACAACATGTTATTCGCTTGCTAGAAAAGGAAGCGGACCTGATAGTGACTGTCAAGAGAGTTTCATCTATGATAGCCGCATCCAGGAGACTTGTCAGTGAGTCCCAATCGGAGGGTACCGTCACTGGAGAAATCAAAGAGCATGAGAACCTGTCCGATATCGTTGGAGATGATGTAGATCTTCACGATGCAGGTTCTAGTATTGTGCCGGAAGTTGGACAATCTCACTTGCTATCTATCGATGATTTTTTCGCACGTCCAATAAGTTTAGGAAAATTTCCCATTCCAATTTCGACGGATATTAATATACGTCTGAAAGTTTGGGATTTGTACACACTAGCCCCATCAGTGAGAGCTAAATTGAGAAATTATACGTATCTCAAGGCTGATCTTATGGTACGTGTGGCCATCTCGGGAACCCCTTTTCATTTTGGGAAAATGATTTTGTCTTATCAGCCTTATGCTAGTTTGAATGAAAACATAACCGCAAACTTGGCTAATATAGCCATTTCTGGTTTGCATAGACCACAGTTTTTGAATTATTTGTCTCAAGCTCCTGGAGCCTGTACAATTGATTATAGGGGAAATCAACCTGTTGACATCAAGTGTCCTTTTATTTCCCCTAAGCCTATGCACAGACTGTTTGCAAATTCTACCGCGGTGTTGTCCGCTGCTACCTCATATCCTGATCTAGCAGTTGCCGGAGATTTGTTTTTGTATTCATTAAACCAAGCCAAAGCTGTATCACCTACACCATCTGAGATTTATGTGCACCTTTATGCCTGGTTGGAAAATGTTCAGTTGGGTCCTCCTACAGCGACTCAAATTGAGATTACGACCGAAGGTTATGATGAGAGAAAGAAGGGTCCTGTTGAGAAAGTGGCATCTTTCATGGCTATGGTTATGAACGCTCTTTCTACAGTACCAAGTATTGGTGTGCTTGCTAAAGCCAGTAGCTACGTTTTTCAAGGGGCTGCTGGAATTGCATCTTGGTTTGGATGGTCTAGGCCTCAAATCAAAGATCATCCCACTTTTATTAAGAATAGACCTTTTAGTACTACGGCTCAAACTATTGGCGTTGATACGGTCGAAAGAATTTGTTTCGACCCTATGCAAGAAATTACCATCGATCCACGTGTTTGTGGAACTGATGAAGATGAATTGTCAATTGCCTTTTTGTCTGGAGTGCAGTCTTACTTAACTTCTTTTACTTGGGCACACAATAGTACCGTTATGGCAGGACCAATTTGGATGAGTGCAGTTACACCTCAGCTGAATAATTATGTCTATAATGCTGCTCTTGCTAGAATGTTCATGCAACCCACCGCAATGGCTTTCGTTACTGCTCCGTTCAAATATTGGAGAGGCAAAATCAAGTTTCGACTTGAAATTGTTTGCTCCAACTTTCATAGAGGAAAATTGGCAGTGACTTTTGAGCCAAATATAATGCAGGGAGCTCTTATTACGTCTGGTATCTCGTTGAACAAAAATTATATCAAAATAATTGATATTCAAGAGACACAGGACATTGAGTTTTGCATCAATTATGCACAACCCAGTGTCTGGTTAGAGACTGCTCCTATGGATGTTCAGCCCAAGTTTCATGGATCCGAATTTGTTTTCGGAAATCCACAATATGTCAATGGTTTCATTGCAGTAACGCCATTTACGGCGCTTCAATCCCCAGATAATGGGGATATTGCAGTAAACGTTTATGTGTCTGCAGAAGATTTGCAGCTCAATGTTTTGCAATCGGCAAATCTACCGATTTCTCGTCGACTCGTTTCCGAGTCTTATGATGAGAAGGGAAATCAGCCTCAAACTGATTATACCTGCATTGAGTTGAATTCTTCGTCTGATTCTGGAGTTGGAGCAGCCGAGTACTGTTTCGGCGAACAACCAGTTTCATTGAGAACAGCCATGAAGCGTTATGTAACCACTTTCACGCAAGCCTTTTCTGTGAATGCCACAGCGCATTCTACTTTGTCTACCTTGCGTAACATATTGCAACCTGCAAGTCCGTTTTATTCCTTAGTTACGGACCATACAGGAGATCCCACACTCATAAGATATTTGCCTTTGGCATACCTTGGTATGAGAGGTGGCATCCGAAAACGTTTTCGTTTTTCAAACTTTGGAACAAAAGATTTTACTGCTCAGAATGCAATGGTTGCATCGCTAGTATCGACTGGTGGAAGTTTGGCGGAAAATCTTTTGGTTTATGCCGCAGGTACGACTGTTTGTCGTTCTGTTGGTAGTGCTGCTTTTTTACCGCAGACCAATGGTGGAATAGAGATTGAAATCCCTTATTATTCCCCCAATTTGTTTAACTTCTCATTTTCCCAAGATTTTGGGATTTCTGAGTTAGTTAACAATGAAATGTTCACTGATTGGATTACACAGTATACTGTGACGTTCGATCATAACGAAGTTAGCGTACCCATTGGGTTTGCTATCGAAACCGCTACAGCGGAGGATTTCACGTTCATGAGATTTATGGGTGCACCTTATTATACGGTACCATATCTATTCTGAACAAGCGAGGAGGCG